CTCTAACATCTTATGATGTTAGAGGGATCCCCCTGTTGGTTTGCTACGTTTTATACTAGTCTAGCTCTAGTGTTTGTATGCCTAATTTCTTTGACGATGTCATTGAGCTTTCGCGTTCAAACGCGAAGGCTCATTTCATCTCATTGATAACTGGTATATAGATACAGACAGACTTTACAAAATCTGTTAAAAACTTTTATTTTTCTCGTTCACTAAGAATAGTGCGTTAATTTAGTACGTAACACTAATTATTCCATAATAACCGAATGGAATTGACGATCAGGTACATTACTGGAATCATTTACATTGGAACTTAGGAGATTGATCATCTCTCTTCTTCCAATATTACACTTGATTCTGCCCACCGTCAGGTGGGATTTGCTGATATTAGCTTTGTATCAGCATCTTATAACGAAAAGCATCGGGGCCCTTCTGGGCCCCACTTCAGTACGATTTTAGATCGTACACTAATTCTTCATATATGATTTTTCAAAAACTTATAAAAGAGATAATTTTATTGATTTTTGATGTGTTATATTACAATCATTGTTAGAAGGTGTGAGACTTGAGTACTCGCTTCTGACAAATATGATTGTGATGTTTTCACATTAGAATGTTATACAATTAATTTCGCTTTCTGGAAACAGTTGGGAATTCCCCGTAATAAGCATTTGTTTAGAATTTTCATCGAAGTGGGAAATTTTGACCGCTACATGACTGAAATCTTTTCAGATATGGATTGGCTGAAGTGACCCTTGTGAAGCTACCCCTGTGTGTTCTTACAATAACCTATCTTTAAATAGATGGATACTATTGGTTCACATTATCAGGGATGCAAGATCTTGGGAAGAAATTCAGCAGTCGCTAACTTACCTGTTCATGAAATTGATGAACAGATGGAAGTTGTGATATGTCTTAACGACTAACTATTATTTACTCATTATATAAAGATTTTCTCAAAATCCTGAGAGAATTGGTGAGATTTAATACCACTTTTGTAGAAGTGGGCCGAGAGGCAGTTACTACATCAGAGGGCGTTTTTATCCGTCGTCCTTGAGCATATGTCCACGCGGACCGATGTGCATGGTAAAACATAATCCGGATTCTTCTGGCGAAGCCGAAGTTGGATAGTACTGATGGGTACATTCTTTAAAAATTAAATACATCACAAACACAACAACAACAACAACAACACAAAACACGTTTGCGGATAACTCACAATCCGAAGTGGTGGATGCCACGCTCCCCCTCCATCTCCAAGACGAACATCACGGAGTGGAGAAAAAACATGCTGCAAGGAAGTATCAACGCAACTCAAAAGAGAAGCGTCAGAAACAAAAACTTCTTAAGGTAGTTAATCAAGAATATGATGAACTTGTCAAGGATATTCAGAGACTTCGTCTCAATAAGAAAAATCCTGATAAGCAAATTAAAAAGCTTGGTAAAATCAAAAAGAAACAGAAAAAGATGCGCAAAGTCGCACAAGTTCAATCTAGTTTTAAGAAAGTTGGATGTGCTCTGTTAGATGGCCTACAAGCTGTCATTGAGTATATGAAGACTGCAAGAGACATGGTTGGCGAAGAAGTCTTGAAATTTCTGCTTGATCTATTCACGACACTCTACAACATTTATAAGTGTCCTGAATGGGATTCGTTAATTGTCAACATGACAAGTTTCTTTTCTCGTCATTTCCCAACAGAATATGCTAATTATGCTGTTTGTTGGATGAAAGCAGCTTTTGAAGTTGCATTTGCTCAAGACAGCAAGACATCGTACAAAGATCTCATTTTGGGTCTTTTTACGAACAGTGCTGATTTTCTTAACGATCAATTGTGGGACCACATTTCCACATTTTTCTTGAAGATCACAGCATTGTATGCTTGCGTGAGTGATGCAGTTTCTCTTGAAGCTTTGGACTTGGAAACAATTGTCAAGCAGTTTGGCGTATTCAAAGCACAATTACCTGAGGTCAAGGATGTTATTGAGATGGTTTTCCTGTGTTACGAGTTTATCCTAGGCAACTGGGAAAAGATTCGTACAGGAGATTGGTCGATTTTCATTCTTGGCAAAGATGAAACTCAAGAATTCGAAGTTGAAGTTCGAGTATTAGAGCAAGCTTTCCCATTTGTAATTGCAAATAAGGAAGTAGAACTCAAAGATCGATTCAATTTGACTAAGAAAGTCTTTGAAAAACGTCTTGGAAAGGCAATCAAAACTGCAAAATCACTTATTTCACGGTGCACCAGCACCCAACAACGAATGAGTGTTTCAAATTTTGTACGTTCACTTACAGATAAACAATCACAGTTGTATGCATCTGTGGCGGACGCACCAAGAAAATTGGAGGCCTATTCCATAAAATTTGCAGGACCTTCGGGTACCGGTAAATCCACATTATTGGACATGTGTTCACGTATCGTACTACATGCGTATGCACATGATCCTAACGAGCGTGGTCAAGTCGTCTTCACAAATATATCGGAAAAATTTGAATCGACAATTTTTCCGACGCACAAAGTAATTTGTGCAGACGATGTCGCAAACAACAAGAATGAGAAACCAAATTATGACAGGATTTTGAATTATGTCAACACGGTTCCTCGTCCCCTAGAGAAAGCTGACACCAAGGAGAAAGGTATTTATTATCCTGGTAATGATGCTTTCCTAGCTACAACAAACGACGAAACGCTGCGTGCGATTGAATGCTCGGCTTGTGCCGAAAGTATTCTTCGTCGATTTGCTCTCGATGTTACAGTTGAAGCTCGAGATGAATTCAAAAATTCCTATGGTGGTCTTATTAAATTTGACAAACCACGCTATGATGTCTATAAATTGACATTAAAGCGTTTTAGTCATATTGAAACAGACGAAGAAACGGGAGAAAAAGAAATCATCTGGGAGATTATCAATCGTGATGAATGGAACAAATACGATGATGAAGAACATGATTTTGCTGCTATGTGCGCATTTATTGCAAAAGATGTGAAAAGACATATCGCTTATCAGAAAGAAAAAGCAAAAGCCCAACGCGAGTTGGATGAATGTGAATTCTGTAATGGTTGCGGATGTCCTTCTATTGTTTGCACTTGTGAACCCGACCCAACATGCAAATGTTGTGGTGAAATTCATTGTGAGTGTGATCATTATGATGATCTTAACAAAGGTCATGATTGGTGTGATCATTGCAATAATCTCAATGCAAAAGCTGATGCTATTCTGAGTGATCTTGGAACAGAAGATGAAGCTATTGCGATGTTTGGTTCACCTTGGTCTGCATTTAGTACAGCAGAATTGTGGGATTATCGTGCCGCTATCTCAGGTTGCACAGTGTCCATGAAGAAACTGTACAAACAAGGAGCTCTGTACTCTAAAATTTGGCGCTATCGTGCAGAATTGAAACGACACACATTAACGTTGTTCGGTTCTGTAGCCGTTGCCGCTCTTATTAGCCACAAATTGGCACTTGGATCTATCGCTTTTTCCACACTTAGGCTATATCAACTTTACCATCAAATGGTGGTGGAGGTTGATACTGAGTTGGAAGGAAGATTGGATCGATTGTCTAGTTTGTGCGTTGGAGTTAGGGAACACTTACGATCAAATATCACTAAATATTTTACCATTGGGGCCTCCATTATTGCCCTATATAATGGTTATCGAGTGATCAAACCACTATTGTTTGTTCAAGACAAAACCAGTTTCTTTGATGAGAAGAGCGAAATCTTTGAACGTATTCTAGATTGTCCTAAAGGCAGCGCACATCGCGTTGTTTTGCAGGATGAAAAAGACTACAAAGAAGGTTATTCTCGTCTCACACCAAAGGAGACTAAAGTGTCTAAAACTACGACAAGTGGTGATTTGCAATTGGCATTGGCGAAAGCTTTACGTGTCGTGATTGTCAAGTCGAAAGGAGAGGTTTTTGGAACCGTGAATGGAATTATGGTAGCATCAAATGTTATCTTGATACCTTCTCACGTTGTACCAGCTGTTTATCCTATCGACATTGAAACATCTACTACACCTGGAGTACCTAGTGCCAAGACAAAAGATCAAAAATTGACTGAAGAATATTGCTATGTTGATAGAGAACGCGATTTTGCTCTTATTCATTTGGCTTCAAGCCCAGCAAGCACAAACTTTGCTCAATTTTTTCCAGAAGAATATCCTGAGTTTCGTACTCGGGCAACAACAGTCTTGTGGAAGTCTCCGGACAATCGTGTGATCAAATCAGAACAACCAGCACGCCAGTTGGTTGAAGATTTAGATTATTACGGTTATTTGGAGAAACCTGGTCTTTTGTATGGAACCAAGCACACTATGAACAAGTATACCTTGAAAAAGGGAACTGGTTTAAAAGTCAGCTTGGATTTCAAAGGCTTTGGTGGTCTATGTGGTGCACCATATGTTGATTCCTCAAAGGGTATCATCTATGGTTTCCATGTAGCCGGTTATGTTGAATCTCACACAGGTTACCTTACTTGCATTACACAAGGTCTCTTGAAGGAAGGATTATCAAAATTGGAGCGAACGAGTCCAACATTGATGGTTCACTCTTCCTCTGAGATCAAAGTAGATACTTATGAGGCACCTTATACGATTGTCAATGACAAACCTTTGTACACCCGTGAAGATGGAACACAGGAGAAGACAGTAGTGACTTTCTTTGGGAAAGTTCTGAAAGATGGACAACCTTTGGAGAGTCGCGCTCGAACTCCTTACATTCCTACACCCTTTAAAGGTGTTTCAGAGAGTTTCGGTGAGAATAAGCACAAACCACCACGAAAACCTAATGATGTGGCCAAGAGCATGGCTACCCTCAACAAATTGACCAATCCGGTCCAACATTATGAGGGAGATATTTTGCTCAAAGCGATTGATGATTACAAAGAACATACTTTACAGGCTATCAGAGATAATAAGGAGGAGTGTCGAGAGATGCTCCGAATTTATTCTCATGAAGAGGCTATGGATGGTATTGGAGAATTCGGTTTGGGAGGTTGTCCCAACGATACTTCTGCAGGCTTTCCCATTGGAAAATCGAAGAAACAATGTCTAAAGAGAGATCCCATGGATGAATCTCTAGTACAAATTCCCCGAGAATTCAATGAAAAGTATGATGTTCAAAGTGAAATTGATCGCACTGAAGAATGCTGGCGCTCTGGATATAGATCGGAAGCGATTTATAAAGCTAGCAGTAAAGTTAATGAATTATTACCAAACAAGAAAGCTGACTCGAAGGTCAGAAAGTTCTATGGTAGTGGTTTTGCAAACTTTATCGCCTCACGAAAGTCTTTGGCAGGTGTGCCACGATTTATGAGACATTTCTGGAGAAAAACCGAGTGTCTAGTTGGTATTGAGCCAACCTCACGTGAGTGGGATGAGCTCTATGAACACTTGACGAAATTCAGTAAGACTAATATGATTGCTGGAGATTTTTCAGGTTTTGATACTCGAATGGCAGCGCAAATTACAGGTGCTGCCGCAAAAATTATTGTTTCTTGGTATGAAGAAGCTGGATGTACGGAAGAGGAACTTTCTCTGGTGAGAGGAGCTCTTTCCGATATCATTCATCCTAATATCTTGTTCGAAGGTGATTTGTATCGTTTCGCTAATGGTAATCCTTCGGGAAACCTTATCACGGTACAATTGAATAGCATTTGTAATTCTCTTATGATGCGTTATGTATACTATTCTCTTAACAGAAGTGTGAAAGAGAAGTTTGCAGAAAACGTTAGTCTTGCGACTTATGGAGATGACAATGCTATGTCAGTCAAACACCATTGTAAATGGTTCACTCATACTGCTTGTCAGAATGAGTTTGAGAACCTTGACATTGGCTATACTATGGCTGATAAAGGTGCAGAATCTGTTCCGTACATTCCTATAGAGTTGATCTCATTTTTGAAGAGAAACTTTGTCAGGCATGAGACGTTGAATAAGGTCGTCGCACCAATCGAAGAAGATTCCATTTTGAAGAAATTCTTTTGGATCAAGAAACCTACTGAATCACCACTTTCATTTGCAGAACAGTTCGGAGCTTATACAGATAATTCTTTCAGAGAAGCTTACCTTCACGGGAAAGCTTATTATGAAGAGTTCACTGAAAAGATCCTTGCTATTATTGCAAAGAACCCAGAACTTAAACCACAAGTGTCTATTATTCCTTATGATGAGATGACGAAGGTGCTCGCACCCTATTATCATGATGATTACAAGAATACTAACAAGAAGCTTTTTGCTGAAAGTTGTGGTATTGATTCTGAAGACTCTACTGTGTGAGTTAATACACAGTGCGAATGCTATTTCGACCAATCCGTATCGCTATAACCTACGGGAAACGGATGGGCATGACAATTGATTTACGGACAGGAGAGATATGTCGCTCTCTCTTGTAACGCTTTGTCGTGACAGCTTTTAGACAAATGTGTGATTGCGCCTAATCCAGCGCTTTTGCTCTAAGAAAAACAGCGGATTACTATTTATAATTTATATACACGTTTTTATTACACATTTTACATGTTTTGTACCACATTTATGGTGCAATTTTCATGCATATTTTCATTATTATACATTTTTTACATGTCAATTTATTATGCATGTTTTATAGAAGAAACCCTATCTCTTGCTGCAGCTGTTAAGGCTGGAGCAGAGGAGGTCGCAGGTATTACGCGAGATCGCTACATCAAACGACTGACGTGGCTTAAATCAGCAACAAGATTATCTATTTTATTTCACAAAGATGATCGCAAGAAACCTGTGTTTACACGAATTTCCAATGTTTTGGAGAATCTTAAGTTAGATTCCTCAGATGGACGTATCCGCAAACAACCTTATTGTATTGCTCTTACGGGAGCCCCAGGTTGTGGCAAGACTGGTACAGCAATGAAAATTGCAGCAGCTCTTATCAAAGCAAAATATGGGAAATTCAGAGCTACTGATGTAGTTACGTTGAATGAGACAGATGAATTTCAATCTGAATATCGGACAAATCATCGAGTTGTTATTTTTGATGATGTTGGCGCAGAAAATGCTAATATCTCTATGGCTAATCCATGGAGAAAAGTTATTGACTTTGTCAACAATATCAGAAAAACCTCTTTGAATCCGAATTTAGAGTTGAAAGGAAATGTTTATATTCAACCAGATCTAGTCATTATAACTACGAATTTACAACCAAGCCTAAACTTGATAACATGGGTCACATGCCCTGGTGCTATTTTTAGGAGGATTTCAAAGTTTTATCACCTTGAGCGTTTTGATTCAGTTTATGATATCCCTTTGGTATCAACAAGTCTATCTAACAAGGTAAGAGCTTTTGATAATCCACAAGTTTTTGAGATTAAAATGGAAAACAAGGAGCATGTACCCCTTGATTTAATTTTACCTCATTTAGTTGATGAATTTTTATGTCATGATGATGACCAAGAAGATTATACCAGAAAGATGAATTCTCTCATGGATCCACCTGAGAGTGATTTATCGTCATGGCAAAGTTTTCTTCAAGATCAAATTTACCCTCGTTGGCCCAAGAAGTTTGAACTTCCACCTCGTGTAGAAGCACAATTACCTTGGTACCAGCGTTTTGCTCGCAAATTTTGCATTTCTAAGCAAGTTGCGATTTGTCAAGGTGCTTTCTTCTCTACGGAGAAGAATAGTGCCCAACGACAAGATATTTTGGAAAAAGATTTCAATCCATTATTTTATCACACTCTGTGTGGTGAATTGAATGACGATGACGAATATGGTTTATGTCCTATAGGATTTATAGGTATTGATCACCAAGTGGTCATGCCTGGATTCGAGGATGAAATCAAACGTTATCCGATAGAATTATTGGAAACTTTTTCTAAAAATGAGTTAAATGCACATTTTCTCAAAGTGTGGCCGGAATTGTTCGCCCCTCAGGGTGGACATTTCGTACCACAGTCTGCAGAAGAAGATAGTGTAGATTCAACCATTGCATCTTTTGAATTGTCTTCGAAGAAAGAAATTCTAGAGAGCGTTATGAATCTGTCTCATTATAGAGAACTTAGACGTTTTATGGAACATGATGTTCAATATCATATCGTCGAGGATGGCTTTGCTTATTATCAACACTCACTAGTGTTGTTTATTTTAGCATCAGGTCATTCCCGTAGAAAAGATAGAGAAATTTTTATTCCTGAGATGTCTTTCACTCTTGATGAGATGGATGATTGGTATTTATCTAATCAACCTTTAGAGAAGCAATTCGTTGCTTCTCCTGTGTTTGATGGTCCTATCAACTTCTTTCGATCACACAAATATGATTTGAAACTTGATGAACATCATTTGTTAGGTAAATCTATGAAAGAATTGTTACGAAATTGCCAGAGGAAGCTTCCAGAAATGGGAGCTGAAGGACAATTGTGTGACACCCCAAGCTCATTATTGACTTATCAATTTTTGAGAAGGGCGTGGCATTTTGATTATCCACCTTTAGCAGTAGAGTACAGTCTTAATGGATTGTCTGTAGATGGTTTCACAAAGATCGGAGAAACATTTGTTTTGATCGAGGCAAAAACTTCATTAGATCCTAGAGATTGTATCAAAAGGTATATGAAAGATTTTGCAGTAGATGCTCCTTGCATTGGAGTAGGAATCAATTTTTATGGTTACTACATCTATTATGCTGGAGATGTACCAGAGAAAGATCTTGTAGAGACTGCTATGGTGTGCAGTGCAGTTTTCAGATTCTTTCAAAAATATGGCCGACATTTTAAGGTGAACATACCTTGGCCAAAATACAAAAACCACGACGATGAATTTCCTCCTCCGAGAAAAATTTGTTGTTGAATTGGTTAGCCTGGTAAGGTGAACAAATATACAAAAATTCCACATTGCGGTGTGTGGTGACAATTTTATATTGTATCGAGCTTCAAGCTCTCCAATTATTGGAAACATTTATAAGCCTGGATAAGGTGATGTTTACACGGAGAGTTTGGAACTCTCGGTATTTTTACATCTTAGCCAGCCTACTTATGAATGGGGCTTGAGCTCAGGAGAAGATTTCTCCGCTGTAATGAAACCAACCCGAGATTTGGATGCGAAAGCATGG